AGTCGTCAGCCTCCCCGGCGGCCTCGTCGGGCATGTTGCCGACCATGTCCTGGATGTCCGGGGCCGACTCGTCGACGTCGACCTCGCCGTCGACGAAGACGTCCTCGGGAAGATCCATCGTCGTCTGCAAGAACTGCTCGAGGTCGAGGACGGCGTCGATCGGGACGTTGCCGAGTCCCTCGTTCAGCGCCGTCATGAACTGCTCCATCTTCTCGATCTCGGCGTCGTCCAGCGTCGCGATCGGGTTGTCGCTCTCCTTCGGCGCGATCTTTACCTCGAGGCCGGACGGCTCCAGCTTGGGATGGCGCTCGGCGACCGCACGGAACGCTTGGGTCCAGTCGCGTTCGGCGTCGCGACGCTCCTCGACGATCGTGTCCTGATAGGAGTTCTCCTGACGGTCGGAGACGTGGTTAGCGATGCTCTCGCCGAAGGCCGTCGCGTACTTCGGTGCCGGCAGCGGCGCGAGGATATCCGCGACATAGTGTTCGAGTGGGCCGTCGAGTTCGGGGATCGTTGGCTCCCACTGGTCGAGCGTGATCGAGCCGTCGTGGCCGATGATCCCGCCGGCCTCGAGGCCGTCGACGTTGTTGACCCACTCGTCCTGCTCGTCGTTGTTCCACGTCTCGACGATTGTCTCGTTGCTGCCCGGGATCTCGGTGACGTCGGTATCGAACTGGGCTTTCCATACGCCGTAGGCAGTCTTTCGGATAGCCTCGGCGCGGTCCCGCTTGATCTCTCGGTACTCCTCGGCGTCGTCGGCACACGCCTCGAGAGCCGATGTCCCGAAGATCCCCTCTTCGGTCGCGTCGTCGCCGCCGATGTCCGGATCAAGCGTGCGCTTGAGGACATCGTTCTGGGAGAGGAGGACCTCGTCCTCATCCATCCCGCCGTTGCGCTGGCCGACGATCGACTGGTCGTCGAACTGGACGTAGGCCGCGGCCTCGTCCCGCTTTGTGACCTCGTCCTCTTCGGCCGTCTCGGTGTCCTCGGGATCCAGCAGGATGTTCTGGTTCGCGTAGGTCCGCGCGGAGACCGTCTCCGGGCGGATGTGCTTGAAGCCGGTGATCCGGCCGTCGGGTTCGGTGACCTCGTCGTCGGCCTTGAGAAACTCGTTGAGCGTCGTTCCCTTCGTCCACTTCTGGACGATGTCGACCTTCAGGTGCGGATAGAACGGCTGGTGTTTCTCGCCGGCGATCACCGCACAGTTCTCGAGGAAGCCACCCTCGGGCGCGAAGTCGGGGACCTCTTGGGCGTCTTCAGGCGCTTCGCCCATGAAGTACGCCTGCGTGGTGTCGTCGTCGGCTTCGATCCGTACGCCGGGCTTGACGACGTCTCGAGTGAACTTGTTGAGGTTCGCCCGGATGATCCCGATCTGGCGGTAGAGGTCGTGGTACTCGTCGATGTCCTCGGGCGGGTTGAGGTCGTCGACGTCGCCGGACTTGATGTGGATGCGGGAGTTCCGCGTGACCGTCTCGATGGTCTGGGTGATGCGTTCGGCGAGCGCCTCGACGCGGCCTTTGATCGGACCTGAAGATGGTGTCGTAGACATGATTATCGAATACTCCCGTTGCTGGGCATCGAGCCCGACTTAAAGCGGATCTGAACCGTGTCCTGGGTCTCGTGAGTGAAGATCGCGTACCGGAGCGCGTCCATGATGTGGTCGTTCTCCTTCTTCGGCTTCTCCGACTCCCGGCCGTCCTTGTACTGGTAGGCGTGGAACTCGTTGATCGTCTCCTGGCAGAGATCGTGGACGCGGAGTTCGTCGCGCTTCGCCGCCACCGCCTTGATGCCCTCTTCGACCGACTTGTCCGACTTCCGAGCGTCGAAGCCGTTCTCGTTCAGCGCCTCGATCGACTTCGGTTCGGCGCTGTCACAGTAGACCGGGCCCGAACCGTAGTCGTCTTCCATCTGCTCGAGCTCGGCAGCGATGTCGTTGTTACCCATCCGCCGGGACTTGCGCTCCTCGACGACGTACCAGCGATCACCGTGGATCAGGATGGCAACGATCGCCGCGTGGTTCGAGAAGCCCCAGTCGACGCCGAAGATCGTCTCGTCCCAGCTGTCCGGGAGGTCCTCGGACTTGCGGATGTGTTCATCGCGATCGAACCAGGGATAGACGAGACCCTCGAACTGCGTGAACGAGCCCTCGACCTCCTGTTCGTAGTAAGAGCCGCTATACTCGTCTTTCAGCCGCTCGATGTAGTCGTCCGGGTTGTGCGGGTTGAGCCAGGACGGGACACCGAAGACGCCACGGACTCGGTCGGACTCACGAACCTCGTAGACGTCGTCGTGGACGATCTCGGCGTCGTCCTCGTAGAAGCGATCGTAGACCCAGTTGAAACCTCGAGGCGTCCCGGTCAGGAACGCGTTCCGGTAGTTTCCGACGCGGAGACGTCCGGAGAGGACTTCCCAAGCGCGCTCTGCCAGTGACGCCGGTTCGTCTATCCCAACCCATGCGAGGTTCGGGCCACGAAGACGGCGGATTTTGCGCTCGTTAGACGCCGTCTGCAAGATGATGCGGGAGCCGCTGGGTGTGTGGACACCGGGCTCTTCGCCACCGGGTCCGACGTAGTCGCAGACCTCGAGGAGACCGAACTCCCGCATCGTCGGGAGGATGGCGTTCTTGATCGTCGGCCAGTCCGGGGCGATGATCGCGCCGAGCTCGCCACGGTTCCAGCGCTCGGCGTTCGCCCAGGCCCGCATGATGAGCGTCGCCGTCTTCCCGGCGCCGAGGCCCGAGATGATGACGTGGTTCGAGGCGTCCGACGAGATCGCGGCGTCGCCCTCGGGCCCAGCGAGGAAGTCCTCCTGGGGAGCAAGCCCGGTGTCCGGGTGGACGTACGGCCGGACCTCTCGAGAGTCCCGTTGCCGGTCGAAGACCGTGTAGCTCGGCTCGGGAAATTCGTCGGTATACGACGTCGATCTGGTAGAGCTCACAGATCAGTCCTTCTCCGATGTGAGGTAGACTTCGACGCTGCCGGAGCCAGCGTCATCGTCATCGTGTTCGCCCCACGACTCGGGGTAGCGATTCTTCAGCACCGAGAGGACCGTCCGGGCATCGCCTTTCTCGCGAGCCATCTCGAGGAGTTCGTCGACGAGCTTCGCCTCGCCGGCACCTCGCGCGCTCGCGACCCTGTCCGCGAAATCCGCGTAGATGCCTTCCTCCTGGTCGTCGGCTTTCTCGAGCCACTCGTAGAACGTCGTCTGGCCGATGCCGTTGCAGCGGCAGGCTGCAGCGACCGACTGGCCGTTCTCGAGCATCGACGCGATCGACTCCTGGCGCTCTTTCGTGAGCTTCGGATCCCGACCGCGGTGGCTGGGTTCGCCCTTGAGGATCGCCTTCGCCGACTTCTCACCGAGCATGTGGACGCCGGCGAGGTCGTCGACGCTCGCTGCGAGGACGTCGGCGACGGTCTCGAAGCCAGCCCCGCGCAGCTGTTCGGCGATCGCCGGGCCGACGCCGTCGATATCGGTGAGGTCCTCAGTCATGGGTCACTCCTTCCGGTCGTTGTTCTCGGAATCGTCCTTCGTTTGACCGCCTCCGCGGCTCACCCTCCAGTGGGATCATGGCCTGGTGTAGGCGATCTCCTGGTTCTCGAGGACGTCGCGCATCTTCCGGACACCCTTCTTCGCCGACCACGCCTTCCCGACGTAGTGACGCCACGCGGTCAGAGGGTTCAGCGAGTTGGGCTCGTCGTGAGCGTAGAGGTGGAGCCGCGTGCTCCCGTCGCGCTGCTCGGTGTAGATCGTGACGTGGAGCTGGCGGCGGGCGAAGACGTCGCCCGTCGCAGCGAGGAACCGTCCGAGCATCCGCCCGATCAGGCCGGCGAACGGGACGTCGATGCTCCGGAGGAACTCACCGAGGCCGCGGATGCGACCGTACCGGCGAGCCCAGGAGCCGTCGGACTTCCAGCCGCTCGGGGAACGCTTCACGGCGGCCAGCGGGTTCCGGTAGAAGCCGGCGTCCTCGAGCTCGACCTCGAAGGCCTCCTCGTCCATCGCGACGATCCCGACGAACTCGGCCTTCGACTGCTGGTGCTTCGCGTACAGGCCCGACGTCGTCGCGCCGAGCCGGTCGAGCAGCGGGAGGAGTCGGTTCCGGATGGCGGGCCAGTAGTCGTCGTCGGCGCCGAGGAACCGCTTCCCGAGGATCCCGTAGAGGATCCAGGAGACGAACAGCGCTGCGAGCGGCGCCGCGATCTCGAGGTTGTTCGCGATCAGGTCGGTGATGGGATCGACGTTCATGGTCAGCTCC